ATTATGGCAGATACAAAGAAAGTCGAGGAAAAACCGAAAGGTATCCTTGGTAAGATTAAAGAAGCTGCAGATGATAAAGAGGAACAACTAGCATACCTAGCGACTCTTATAAGAGTGATCGTTCTCGTGTGGTCAGCAGGAATTTTAACTTTAAACTACGTTAAAATACCTGGATATGATGCAGGAGAAAAGATTGATCCAACTTTCATAGCTTCGGTCTTCACAGGAACGCTAGCTACTTTTGGCGTCCAAACGGGAGGTAAGAAGAAGAATGCTGCTGGTGGTGGAGACGCAAACATATCTAAAAAAGATATGGAGTTTCTTATCGCTAAGGCATCGGAGACTGCTCCTGCACAAACCATCAGGATTGAATCAGGTCCTGTAAAAATTGTCCCAGACAAATAAAATCATGCAAAAAATTATTAATGGAATCGCTATTTTCTCAGGTGCAGTAGCACTTGGAGTAGTTGGTCTCGGTGGATATGTATTCATTAGAAAGGATGCAATCATTGAAGACGTTAAATCAAAAATTACAGAGGCAGCATTAGGATCAGTCACTAGTTCTCTACCAGACATACTTCCAAAAGCAACTGGTCCAGCACTTCCTTCTCCTTCTATTCCTCAGTTCTAGGAGGTCACCATGCTTACTAATAAGTGGAAGTGGATATCATTCGGTGTGGTAGGCAGTCTATTCGCTGTCTCACATCTTGGTATGATAGGATATATCGCCACGAGAGATAAAGAAGCACCACTACCATCAGTTGATTTACCTGTAGGTCCTTACACATCATATAAAGTGAGTGTATCAGACGAAGGATATGCTATTTCATATAAAGCAAACGATCCTAAGACTGCATACATCACGAAAGATATTAAAGAGAAAGGTGGTTTCTTAGGACTTGCTACAGAAACAACTAAGGTTGCTGAAGAATACTTTATGGATGGTCAGATCAACCAAGGTGGTGCAGTGTCTAATGCTAGGTCTTGGATAGATCAACCACCTGGTTTAACAGGTGCTCAGGCACAAGCAATAACTGATGCCCGAAAAAGCGAAGCCTGTATCGAAGCAATCGGATCCGCAAAAGGTACAGGAAGACTTGTGGGGACAAGTATTGGTGCTAGTGCTGCTCCTGCTCTTAGTGGTATCCCCTTTGTTGGTTGGGTTGCTGCTGGTTGGGTCGCTATGTTTGGCGGTAATCAGGGGGCAGAAATAGGTGGAGGTATGGCTGAGGACTTGAATAAGAACTGTTAATGTCTATCCCAAAGATTCACATCAATGATTCCTATATTCGCGATTCTTATATAAAAGATGTAAGTATATTCAGTGCTGATATACCAGACTTTTTACTTACAACTCCAACTCAAGTTATTCCATACGCACCACCTGCTACAGTCATTATAGGTAACCCTATTATTGATATGCCTGGGTGCGTTGAAGCACATGAGTTTAGTGATAGGAATAATCAAATTATCAAAGACGATGAAGATAACGTCTTGGTATTTTGTGATGCAGAATATCCATCATATGATGCGATGGACTATGAACCAGATCAGTTGCAGATGCAGATGGAAGCAACACCTCCACCTGTTGTTGATCCACCACCAGCACCAGAAGTGGATGCACCTGAGGTTCCACCAATAACTCCACCTGAAACTGAGTGTCCTGCACCTAATCAGCCGCGAGTGGGTGACTTAACACAGGATGGTAGTGAGAAAGTTGTAGGACATGAACTACAAGGAACTACCTGTGTGGTATTGTATGAGGACACTACTGCTGCTGAGAAATATCTTCCCTCTACAAATCAGGTCAGCACTACAGCAGCGATAGCAGTGGTAGCAACAGCGGCAGCTGCTGCAACACCATTATTATTGAGAGTTATAAAACCAGTCATTAAAAAACTCACTACGACTGCACAAAGGAAGTTAGGTAAAGAACCACCTAAGTTAAGTCGTAATGAGATACAGTGTAATAGATATCGTGAGAAAAAAGGACTACCACCTTTCAAAATTCCTAAGAAAAGCATCGTCAATAGGTTTAAAGGTAGATATTTTAAAAAGAAAGATTAATTATTACCGATAGATATTTCTTTTAAGGTACTTGCATTACCACTAGGTATGATATGTTGATGTGGAGTAACTCCATTCACACCTTTTACCACAACGTCTGCACATATACTATAGTATGGTGACTTTGGATGGAATGATATTCCAGCCTTCATTAATTCACCACAATTTTTCAGTCTCGCGACCTCAAAATCTAATCTTTTATTAGCAGTCACTTGTTTTTGTAGAGCTATTTGTGTATCAACTGCTTCTTTACATTGTTCTTGTGCTTCTTTATCTAATGGTTTAGACCATGTAGCACTAACACCTATTGAGATGTTATAGTTATCTTTTTGTGCTGTTCTTGTTGGAACATAATATAAAATATCCCCAGGGTTGTCTAACACACCGTTATCATCTAGGTCGGACATGTCGTACACTGGCGAATCCCAATAATCTTCGTATGGTTTTTGTGCTGACGCTGTTCCTGTTGCATATGGTGTAACGTTGAGTGTTGCACCTTGACATTGTATACCACCACCATAAGTGTTAGTAATATACGGTCCCTGTAACACCTGTATAGCTTGATTGGTGACACTGCCACTGGAATTCGCGATCGGCGATGCAGTCGCACTAACTCCACCAACTGTTTCTGCTATAGCAGAAGGCATAAATCCAGTCATAGCAAGGGATATTGCTATTGACTGAAGATACTTGTTGTATCTGTTACGCTTGTTACGTTTGTTGTGCGATTTATTACTGTGTGATTTGACAACCCTGGTCCTTGCATCGTTTCTGTGTATTGAAACGCTGCTCCTGGTGTTGTCTGTGTGAAGGTTGGTGTTGACCCTACTCCTGTCCATGTTGTATTCACTCCTTCAATCGTTACATTATTAGTTGTTGTGGTTGGTGATAAATTATCAGTTGTTGTTATTCCGTTCCCTGTGACAGACCACTGATAGCCTGTATTATAATCCATCGAATTTATAATTTCTGTCACAGTAGAAGTCGTTTCCGTGTGGGTAGTCATCGAGCCCTGTTGGAAATTTGGGACCACAGGCACTGCTATGACTGGGGTTACGCCCATAGCAAAAAACATGAGGAATAGTTTAGATATATTCCTCATGATCTTAATCAAAGATAGTTACTTCACTTACGAACTGACCTGTTGTAGATGTACCTACGTTACCTGTACCTGTTAGAGTGATTGCGTGTGCAGCAGTTATAGTTCCTGGTGCGTTAGTTGAATCATTCTGTGTACCTGCATTTGTAACTGATACAGTACCAAAGTCTGTGTATTGGGAATCTGCTCCTGCTATATCACCTTGTGTCCATGACTGAGCAAAGGAGAATGATCCAGTTCCGTTAGTTGTTCCTTGACCTGCTGTGATTGTGCCGACTGTTCCAACACCAGTTGTTGCATTGTAAGAGTTGACGCCTAGTCCACCAGTAGTTGTTACTGCGTCATTACCAGTTCCAACTGTATGACTAGTGGTAACATTAGTACCAGAGATGGCGTATGAGTTGCCCATTCTCGAATACGTTGCTGATTGTGCGTCCACTGTGTGTTGTAAACTAGACTGATGCCTAGTGCTTAACCCACCAGCATGTGCCGCACTACCAATAACAAAGAGAGAAACGAGCATTAAATATTTTTTCATGCTAGTATAGATATGAAGATCTTCCTGTTTATTTATAGGGGTTTTCTATCTTGATGTCCTAACCTATAGGAAATTAAGATTTTTTTATGATCTTTACCCCATATCCCCTACAAACACTAGGACTAGATCAAACCTTATACGAATGTTAAGAAATTCTTATGAATGGAGGGCTTGACTTTTAAGATTTATTACATATATAATACGTAATGTAACAAATTGTTAAGATTAACATGACTACAGTAACTGAATCAGGTGGAAGACAAAACATGTATCCAACCGAAACTCGTCCTTATATTGATGAGAACATCTCCTATGAATCATGGGCAAAAAATGCTGAAAAGATCAATGGTAGATGGGCAATGCTAGGTTTAGTTGCTGGTTTTGTATCCTACATCACCACAGGAAATTTTTTCTTTGGTGGAATCCTAGGATTTTAAATCCATACACACAATCGACACACTTTTAACACAAACAGGTAAAAAACAATGACTCCAGAAGCAGAAAGATTTAATGGTTGGGCAGCAATGCTAGGTTTCGTAGCAGCAGTTGGTGCTTATACAACTACAGGTCAAATCATCCCAGGTATATTCTAATGTACCCATCAAATACTAAAGAAGTAGAAGCACAAAAGGTAGTTGCTGAAAAACTTAACGGTAGATTAGCAATGCTAGGTATCATCGCAGGGATCGGTGCTTACTTAACAACAGGTCAACTCATTCCAGGTTTTGTATAATGAAACATTGGATATTTGCAGAAAAATTAAATGGTAGACTAGCGATGATTGGTCTACTCGCAGCAGTAGTGAACTATGGTTTCACTGGTTGGATCGCCCCAGGTATATTCTAATGAACTATCACGACGTCATGGAAACGTACAAGAGACCTATGTCTGTACGTTACATTCCATTCTTTTATTTTATTATCGCTACAACTATTACAGCAACAGTTGGACTACCAGTGTATGCTCACGGAATAGTTTAATGTACGTTGATCAACAAACATGGATTCAGACTTTTTTGTTTCCGTTCATGCCCGTCATATGTGTGTTCGTAGTTAGTTACTTCATGCTTGGTGATCTCCCTTGGGATGACGACGATGACGATGATGATGGTGGTGGAGGAATTATGATTCCTGCATATAATCCAGTTTAATGTTATAATTAGGGGGTAGTACCCCCTATTTTTATGTCTGGACTTTGGAATAGGATGTGGGCAGACTCATCGTTTGTACCTGCATCAGGACAACCAACTAATAAAACAGATCAAGAACGCATCGAAGATTTAGAGAAGCGTGTTCGTGAACTGGAGTTTCGGTTATCCAAACTAAACGGTATCTAATGATACAAAATATATGAATACATATAGAAGTAAGAATTTAATTCCGATGATTAAAGAAAAAGTTTTTCATATCTACAAAAAGAATACTGAAGAAACTATAGTCATTAAGCACTGCGTAACCGTAGATGAACTAGAGAAAATGATGGCTGATCACAAAGTTGATTGGGATAACTGGGAGATAGTTCCAGTTGAAAGCGAATACTGTGAAGAGGATGCATCATTCTGATATAAAAAAACACCTTAAGTTTCTTAGAGAAGTAAAGAGAGACCTAAAAAGGAACCCCAAGCACAAAGTTCCTAAACATCCCTTTAAAAATAAGCAAAAATACTCAAAAAATAAGCTTGACGGGAAGTTAAGCGATGATGTATGATAAATAAGTAAACAAATGTTACGAAAGTTTGACTTTCAAAACATTATCATTAGTAGGAAGGACCCGAAAGATCGTCACCCTTGCTACAAACTGCTCGCAAACCGAGACCTACAGGCAGTATAATAAGTCGTCTCTCATATCCAGAAGGGAAGGGATTTCTGGAAATATAGTATCGCTTCTAACCCTTGAAGCCCTACTTAAAACGTCTTACTAATGACAACTTCCAATTTAACTCGTAGCAGACAGAGTGGTCTTCTAGCAGGTTGGCCAGAGTTCTGTGAGTGGGTAACATCAACAAACAACAGAATTTATGTTGGTTGGTTCGGTGTACTCATGATCCCATGCTTGCTCACAGCAGCAGCATGTTTCATCGTTGCATTCATTGCAGCACCTCCAGTCGATATCGACGGAATCAGAGAACCAGTAGC